CATGCACGTGATGTTCGGTGGAACCGCCCTCCTGGGCTTCTTCCATCTCGTCCATCACTTCCTTGACCGCTTCCTCGTCCCGCGCCTTGAACGCGGCGAGCAGGCGGTCCTTGAAGCTGGGGCGCTTGACCCCGGACTTGGTCGCCATCGCTTGATCTCCGATCGCACAGCGCGGGCCACAGCGGCCTCGCTCCACTAGCGCAACGTGATTTCCGAGGATATTATGCTGGGAGCCACGCCCAGGGGCAACCTGTTCGTAATCGGCATCGTATCCGCAGGAGACTTCACGCTTCCCGTCACGGACCGCCTCAATGGCATCCTTGTCCGTGATGAGCAGGTCGGCCAGCAGCAGGTCATCGAGGATGCCCTCACCGCGGCGCACATTCTGAACCGTTCCGACGGCAAGCTGCTTCCAGTTGTCCGGGTTCACGCCTTCGTCCGGATGATCGTCGGTTACCGGTTTACCCTCGAAAGAGGCAATAGTCGCCGGAGCGAACACCTCTTCCGGATTCCGCTCGACCCTGGCCAGGCCGTCCTTGTCCGCGTCAACCGGGACCTCGCCGTCGGCATACAGCATTACGCCAGTGCGGGCGATGGGCACGTCCTTGCACAGAAGGAAGCCTTCCGGCGTCAGTGCCTGCGTCCGCCCGATCCGCTCGGTGGTGTAATACTTGCCATCATGGGCTCGCCGACGACTGGCAGGCATCCTATTCCTCAGGAATTACAGGTTCCGGATAGCACCGGCAGTTCGGCAGACACCCTGCGTGACCGACCAAGCCATCCAACGTAGGGGGTTTATCCCATGAAACGAAGCGCCCGGCCATCCTTTTATGCGAGTCACGGACGTCGGCATCGTCGGACGTGCGCCAGATGTAACCCTCGCTGCCAACATGCTGCGCCCGAACCTGTGTGAGCTCGGAGCTGGTCCGCGAGACTTCAGTGCGGGCAATCAGCATTGCCCGGCTCTTGGTCACGTCTTCCGTGCGCAAGATTTCGGCGGCGATCTCCTTGGCGCGCGTCCCCTGTTCGAGCCCTTCCAGCGTCAACCTGTGGACACGCTGGCCGGCCTCGGTCGGAAGGCTCTTGATGAGCTTGACTTGATCCTCCAAGCAACGCTGCAACTCCTTGCCGATCGGGGCCTTGCGGATCTCTTCACGCATCGCCTTGGACATGTGCTTCGTTGCTTGTGACCACAGGCGCTCGTCTTGCCGGGCGGACTCGGTCAGCATCGACCAGGCAACCGACCGCGCCCAGGGCTCCAAGACCTCGGAGTATTTCTCCAGGGTGCGCTGCAGTTTAGCGGCGGCCGTGGGGTCGCCAGCGGGGTATCCGGAAACGATGCGGCCTATCTCGCGTGCCACCTTGCGAAGCTGGGAGGCGTAACGGGCTTCGATACGCCGCGAGCGTTTGAAAGGCGTCGCTTTAGGCTTCTTCGCCATCAGCGTCCGGAGTTCTGCTTCGCGCGATAGGCTGCCGCCTCGCTCGGGTTGTTGAATTTGCCTTGCTTGTTGCGCGCTTCGATATTCTTCTTGATGGTGTACTCGCGTTCGGCCTGGCTCATGGGCTTGCGCTTGGGCTTGCTGGACGAACCGCCACCCGAGCCGGACGTGAACTGACCATTGCTCGGATCATGCGCAGTACCGGCGTCGTGAATATGGACGTAAGTGATAACCTTACGCATCTTCTGGCTCCTCGATCTTTTCCTTATTATCCGGTTCTTCTTGCGGTTCGTCACCTTCCGTTTCACCGGGCGGCGGGGCGTTCTCGGCCTCCTCAATATCCTCGTCTGTGATGTTGGAATAGATGCCGGTCACGTGCGAGGACTGGCGAAGCTCCTTCAAGCCCACATGCAGCGGCACGCCCATCTCGACCGCGGTGTTGATCGCCGTCGTGACGTTCTGCGCGATCTGGGCTTTCTCGGTGTCGGACAGCTGCCAGAGCGACCGGAACGTGAAGTTCGAGCCCTCGGGAAGTGGCGCGCCCAGGACTGACCGTGCCAACACGTCGAGCAGCGTCATGACCGGCACGCGCAGGTCGGTCTCCTGCTTGCGCTTGATCCCATCGTAGTAGGTGCGCAAGTCGGAATCACCGGAGGAGTTCAGGCCGGCGGGCGACTGCCCAAGCAGACGAACCAGCGGAATCTCGACTGCCCCCGACAGCTGCTGCGCGAACTGCATCAGAATGTCGGACAGGCCGGCGAACGTGTAAGACTGGTGTTCCAGCTTGTCCTTGGCGTCGAGCAGCGTCAAGCCTTCGCTCGACTGATAGAGCCGGATGTTCTCGATCTGTGCCGCCAGGCCTTCCATGGCCTTGCCGCCCATGGCGATGATCTCGCGCAGCCCCTCAACCGACATGGTCCGAAGATGGGCCTTGAAGACCAGCTGCGCCGCACCCTGGGTGGTGCTGTCGAACGCCAGCAGGCGATCCCAAATGCGTTCCACCACGGACTCGCCCCACAGCATTTCCGTTTGCTTCTGATAGAACGGCAGGTCCAAGCCCTCGAACCGAATCACACGTGAGTGGTGGATCTTGAGACCTGCCATCGCCGGCGAGGCCGGGCCGCCCATGTTCACGGTGTAATACTTGGGCATACCCAGGTCAGGGCCGAAGTCGGAAATCAGATCCGACAGGCTGGGCTGGAGCAACCAGCGGTCGAGAATAAAGATGCCCTTGAACTGACCCTCGCCGATCGAGTCCACGTTCAACGGGGTGTCGAATTTCTGGCCGTCGATCATCATCACGGCGATGGCGCCACCGAACAGGCGCCCCCAGGCCAGGCCTTGGCAGATGCGCGGCCAAATCTTGAGGCGCAGCATCTCGGTCTGGAGCTTCTCGATCTCGTCCGGCTCAAGGGTCGACTGAATCTCGATGCCCGCCTGCGTCATGTCCTCAGCGGGGACGTTGACGACCTTGCCGATGATCCACGAACCGCGATACGCCGCTTCCAGCTCGCCGCGGTTCTTCGTGATCCAATTGTGCTGGTAATGGCCCTGCGAGAACTGGTTGTTCGCGCCGACGCCCAGGCGAGCAGCGAAGTTGACGAAGCTGTCCTTGACAAGCGTTTTAAGACTCATGGCGATCCTCGCGCGGGCACATGACGACCCTCACCTATCGGCTGGCAATCGTCAACCTGTTTCTTTAGTTCCCGGCCAGGCGCTCCCAAACGGAGGCCACACCGCGGCGCTGAATGTAGCCGTCCAGGCCGTAGCGCACCGCGTCGATGCCGTGGTTCCACTTATCAACGATGATCGGCAGCACGTCTCCCGTCACGCGGTCTACCTTGTAGCTGTAGAGGCGGAACTCCTTGGCGATGTTCTCGCACCGCGGATGAATGACGATCTTCTTGAACGCCTTCATATGAGCAATACCGTCCTCGACCGAGCCAGGCCACTTTTCGGCGGCCGTGATCGAGAACCCTTGACGCGACAGGTAGCTGATGGTCTCAGGCCTGGAGCAGTCCGACCGGATCGGCCATTCGCGCGACCCGGGCACAGTGTCGAACATCGCCGCCAGCTCGTCGATCTCGACATGATAGCCGAACGCCTCATGGTCGATGAACAAGCAGTCGTCCTCAATATAGAACCGGATGAGCGTCGCCGGATCGTTGGCGAAGCCATGGTCATTGCCGAAGTGGAAGCGGGTGCCCAGCGGGGCCTCAAAGGGCTCAACGGTAACACGGTTGCGGAAGATGATCGCCTCGGACCGTGTCAGGTAAGCGCCTTCCCAAATGTGGTCATACTCGTCGGGGTTGTTCGTCATGTCGCTGAGGCGCTCGTCCTGCAGCTCCTCCGGGAACCACGGGTTGTCCCGCCAGTTGGCTTCGATCACAGTTGACATGGGCTTGCCGAAGCGATCCAGCAGGGTCCCCTGTCGCAGGAGCTTGTCAACCGGCGCCTCGGGGCTTTCCGGGTTCCACGAAAACCACAGTTGCGATCCGGGCTTACGGATGGTCGGGCGGAGCAGCTTGAGCGAGTGTGCCGACAAGTTCTGCGCTTCCTCGACCCAGGCGACGTCAAAACCCTCCAGCGACTTGATCGAGTCTGCGGTATGGTTCTGCATGCCCTGGAACAGGATGAGCCCATTCTTCGGGGTGCGGATCAGTTTGTCCTGGACGTCGAACTTGTGCCCAAGCCCGAGCTTGTAAATCTTGTCTTCCAGGAGCAGCTTGGCCGACTGCGCCAAGGTCTTTTGGACCTCACGGATACAGACGCCGCGGAAGCCGGGCGTGCACAGCGCCGTCTCCACCATCATCTCGGCAAAGAAGTGCGACTTGCCCGAGCCACGACCGCCGTGGGCGCCCTTGTATCGCTCCGGCCCAAGGAGGGGGACGAACTTCCTAGGTGTCGGAAGCTGAAGGATCGACGATGACACGCCGGATCTCCGTGAACTGAAGCGGCTCGCCATCGGGGCCAGACAGCTCGGTCTTCTTCGGGGCGTCCAGGCCCAGCAGCTTGGCGCGGCGCTCTTGGATCTTCAACAGGCGGTCGACCGCGGCGAGGATGGGACCGGTGTCGCGCACCAGGGCCTCCTGCGGCACACTGCCATCTTCGTGTTGCTCGGGGTCGAACTGGAACCGGGGATCGCGCACGGCCTGGCCGTTGGAGATAACCAGATGGAACCCCTTGAGCACCTCCGTGACCTCCCGAGTCATCATGTCGAGGCGGTCGAGCTCGATCTTGCGCAGCTCTTCGGCGGGTTCCTGAATGGTCGCCCTCAAGGCCTTCTGGATTAGCTTGCTGGCATGCTGCGGAGAGCCGAGTCCCATGCGGGTGGCAATCGCCGACAGCGTTAACCCCTCGCCGCGCAACTTCAACGCCTCTGCGTACAGGGGCGCCGTCTTGGCCTGCTTCTTCTGATTACCCGAATTGTTACCTCTGGCCACCTGCTCCTCCGGTCGATACCCTCGGCCTGTCGCCAAGGGTATCGGACGCCGGAGGTCCTGGCAAGGTGTTAGGCGCTCGCCTGCTTCTTCATGGCGAGGGCCAGGCACTTCTTGCACGCCTGCAGGGTGCCAATGAAGCGGCGCTGCCCAGTCTTGATGTTGGTGATCCCATAGACGTTCTGGGTGTTCCGACCGGAAAGGCCCATGCTGCCGTTAAAGATGGTCCAATCAGTCTTTTCGCCGTTCCAGAGAACTTCAAACTGGCCGGTGGCGATCTTGTTGGTGGTAAGCATGGCGGGCTCCTCTCGTTTCGATATGATTATTCTAGCGAGAGTTGATCACCAAGGCAACACTAATCTCCGCGCCGAAACCGATCAAAGGCATCCCGACACGGAGCGCACAGCCCACCGACAAGCCGCGGAGAGTCCTCTTCGCAATGGCGACACACGCCAGGCTCGCCGGCAGGGATCATGCTGGCCACACGCTGCGCGTTGGCGATCGCCCGGTTCTTGGCCAGCTCCGCGCTTTCGTCCAGCAGGTCGACATCATCCGCCATTCTAATATCCCCAGATCAACGGTTTGAGAATCACCGCGCAGGTCGTCATGACCGGCGGAATGAGGATCAGAATGGCCAAGGTCTTGACGAATGGTAAGTCCCAAAGGCTCATTTCATCACCTTCCAGCTGCCGTCCGGGAGCCGACAGGCTTGACCCCAAGACTCTTGTTCCTTGCCGCCGACCGTGATGGTCATCTGATACTCGCGGCAATAGGGCTTGGTCGGATCGAGCAGTGCCTGCAGCTGCTTGTCCTGTTCCGACTGATCCGCACAGGCGCCGAGCACCAGCGTGCCCAGGGCCGACAAGAAGATTCCGAACTGTCCCATGTTCTCCTCCTCAGAAAGGACGGGTGCCGAAGCACCCGTCACGAACCTAGAACAGCTTGCGGACCTCGCCGATCAGGTGCGCGATTTCGCCGTGCACCTCTTCGTACTCGGTCTTCACCGCTTCCCAGATGCCGTCCAGGAATTTGTGAACGTCACCCTCGGCCTCGTCCACCGCCTCTCGGCCTCGTCCACCGCCTCACGGGCATCGGTCACGGCGCTGCCGACGGACTCGGCCACCTCGCCATGGACTTCCTCGACCTTGCTGACCAGCTGATCCAACAGGTCGTGGGCCTGGCCCTGGGTGTCGACCGGGGCGTCCTCGGTCTTGACTTCGTCGCTCATTTGGTCTCGCTTTCTCTCGGTTACGACACGTCCCGCGCGTCACGGAAGCCCAGGAACACGGGGATGCGCGGGGCATCCTTGCTACCCGTCTCCTGATACTTGAACTTAATAATACGACCCTTGAGCGTGTCGCAGCAAGCCCAAAGGTCGACCCGCTGCTGCGCGGTAAAGCCCGTTCCGACGTTGAACGCCACGGTGCCACCGCCCCAGGGCATTTGGACGACCAAGGCCCCCAGGTCGCCAGCGGGGCGTTTGCCGTCCTTGTGGCTCGATCGCTCGGCCAAGCCCAGGGCATTGCGGGTCTGCTCGTTGTCGTTGTGCATTCGCTCCTCGACCCCGATCACGACCGCCTCGGCGTCCTTGAACCGCTTCACTTTGAGTAGGTAGCCCTCGCGCGCCGTGGAGCGGCCGAACTTGTACGGGCCGTCCGGATCACGCAGCATCACGCCCTCCCAGCCGGCGGCAACGTGCTCGGCCTCATAAGCCTCCAGATCCTCGGGGCTATTGAGGAGCACGTGCGGCACCGGCAGGATGGCGGGCAGAACCTTCAGCGAGTTGACACGCTTGTAGAACGGCTCGCTGCGGCAGCCGATCCGATCGAACACGTGGTACGTGAACTCAGGCGAACCGTCGCGCGACATGATGGCGCTGGTCGTCCGCTGAAAGCAGTCGGGAGCCGTCGGATCGCCGACGATCAGCTCCCCGTCCAGGTTCGGGAACTGCGACAGCCAGTTGCGCACGTGCAAGTTCGGGATCAGCTTGAGCGACCGCGACACCGGCTGATTGCCGACAACGCAGCAGCGGATGCCGTCGAACTTCGGCGAGGCCAGCACCGGGAACCGGAGCTTGGACAGGTCAGCGTCGGCGGCGAGCATCGGCTTGAAGGTCATTCTTCTCTCCCTTTCGATCTATCTTGATTATCCAGTACTCTTCGCCGCCAGGACAAGAGGAGAATTACTGCGCCGTGCGATCGTACATGCGCTCCGGCATATGAGCCGTGCAGCCGGCGAAGATGGCCACAGGTTGCGCCTCTCGCAGTTCGTCGAGGGCCTGGCCGATCGCCCAGACAGCGCCAGCGATCTCGATGCTCAACGCACCAACGACCGCGGCACCGATAATCCGGGCGTTCACTGGATGTAGCCCATGCTGCGCGCCCAGGCGATCCAAGCCGTGTGATCCTTGAGCACCTTCTCGGCAAAGGCCCGGGCTTCGTCACGCTCGCGCGTCAGCTTGGCGATCTCGGCATTGGCGGCCTCGCGGAGCCGGTCCCGATCCATGGCCAGATGTCGCTTCTCGACGAACCAACGCTTGCGCCACAGACGTAGCAAATCGGCCAAGGTCTGGCGCTTCTCCTTGAGCTCCTCAACCTCGCCTTCCGCGTCCTCGGCGCGTTCACGATCGCCCTTGTTGTTCCAATCAGTCAGGGCCAGACCGTCCAGGCTGTCGCGGACGAAGGTGTCGACTGAGGCGCCCAGGTTGGGGTTGATGAAGAGAACGAGCTCGCCCTCCCAATACACCTCTTGACCGATAACCTGCAGTCCCCTCACGGGATGTTCTTTCATGATTAATCCTTTCCCGGGAACAACTTTCGGTTGAGACGCACAAAGCCGGGGCCGAGCGAAGGCGGAAGTTTGGACGGATGTACATAGAATGCTTCGCGCATGTCGTTGCGGGCATTCTGCGCTTTGTCCCGAGCCCTCCACTGGACGTCCAGCCAATTGTCCGGCAAGCGGATTTGGCCGTCGAGATTGAACAAGCCCCTTTCGTGGAGAACCGCCAACATGACGGATTGCTTACGACTGATTTTCATGTTCACCTCGATCGGCTTAACGTGACAAAATTATCCTATGCCCTGAGTTGGCCCTCAAGCATAATCTTGAAGTAAACGAGGAACGCCTCCAGCGTAATGTCCACAGGGCATCGCACCCGCTGGTCGCCGGCCGGCAGATAGCCCAGCATCATCACGCGCCACTTGACGCGGTTCTGGCGGTAGATCAGAACCGGAATCTTGTTGCCAGATGCTTGTTGCTTGGTCTGAACCCACCACTGGGTGATCTGAAGCGTTTCATGGTACTTGACTTCCAGCGCCATCCAGTCCAGTCCGACGATGTCGAACCCCCCGTTACGCGACTGCATGAGATTCCGCTCCAGCGTCGGCGCCTCCCGCCCCATTCCACTATAGACCTGATTGACCACAGGTTGTAGGATCTTGCAGACCTCGCGTTCGGCGCGCTGCCCCTTGTTTCTACTCATCGCTCCAGCCACGGTAACTCCCTTTCTCGATCCGGGTTAATGGGTTAAATTCGATCAATAACATTGCAAATCGTTTGCCACCAAGGAAGTAATAATAGGGTTTAATAAGTTTAAGGGTTTAATATACGTATATCGAATTTTATTATTCTAGTTCCGCTCGTTTTCCTTTACGATATTCGGGTAAACCCTAAACGCCATTAACCCCTTTAACCTCAAGGGGTTAGCAGGATAAACCCGCCTCCCCATCATTAAATCGTGTTCGAGACCAAACAATAGGCCACCCCACAAAACTTGAAATTCTGTTCAAGTTGGGCCTTGGGCACCTCTTTGATCGCTCCGCTATCAACCAGCGTCTGCAGGGTACGCTTGAGCGCCGCCGTGGCTCCGGTCCGATCGCTCCTGAACGACGCCATGGCCGCGGTGCGACGCGCCAGATACTTGTAGGGGATGACCTTGGCGTCGAACAAATCACGCGGGAGGTTGTAGCTCTTGACCACGGTCTGGTCGCCGCTGATATACTGGAGGATGGCGCGTTTCAAGTCGTGATATTGCTTAGAATCCCCTTGACCTACATCGCCCTCGGTGAAACGCTTCGATACCAGGGCAACGTCCCTTGACACAAAGTCGATCGCCCATTCCGCGAGCTCGCGTGTTACGACCGGCTGGTGCGGGTTGCACCCGACGGCTAGCAACGCCGACAGCTTAAGGGCCTTCAAGTGGGCACGGTTCCACAACTGCATTTCGACGTCCTGGCGGGCGCCGTTGATCATGGCGTCGGCGTGGGCGTCGAAGTCATCCAGCAGCACCAGACTGTGGTTATCGAGATGCACCGGGCAGCACGTATTGTTGTTGGACGTCGTCAAGGCAACGGTGACGAGATCGCAGAATCGCTGGGCCAGGCCGGCGGTCGGGGACACGTTGGCGTTCCGATTGCGCGGCGGGCGTGGGCCAGTGTATTCTACGACCGAGAAGCGGGGAATCAAGCCCTCGGCGATGTGCGAGCTATCGAGCCCATCAAAGAACGTCTCAGGCGTACTCTCGCCGAAGATCGAGACATTCGGGGCCTGCACGATCTTAGTGTTCTTCTCCGTGTCGGCGTAAACCGAGGATCGCAGCGTGCGGTTCCAGCCGGACTTGGCGTACAGGTCGAGCAACATCTTGCGCAGCATGATTTGGGCGCTGTTGGCACGGGCGTCGGAGAGCTGCTGCAGGGTGAGACCAAACTCACCGAGAACGCTGACGAAGCAAGGCTTGTCCGCCAGCACCTTGACGAGGGCCTGGCCTGATGCGAAGGTGGCGGGACCGATGAACTGGTCCACCATGGGAATCTGGGGCCGGACGAAGGAAGTCAGGTTCTCGATACCCTGCATGGCGCCTTCCTTGCCGGAGCCGGTCTTGGCGAGCAGGATCAAATACTGATTGAGGCCTGACCCTGAGATGTTGTAGGATCGGGCACAAACGCCGGCGGCCAGGCCGAGGGCCGCGGTCAACGCAATCTCGGGCACGGGGCGGATGGCGGTCTGATAGAAGTACTGGGCCATCTCGCCGATCAACCCGGGGGGCAACGAGATCGAGGAGAGGGGTGATGCCGTTGTCGCTTCGTCCTCGGGCTCAGGGGGCGGGCCTTGGGCTGCGATCGCCTCGGCGTGGGCCTTGAGGGCATCAAGGTCGACCGGGCCGGGTTGCTGGGCGCGGATCTTTTCCAGGGCGAAGTTCAGGTAGCGGTCGTTCTTGACGGCCTTTTCACGCTTGCCGAGGGCAGACATCCGGAACAGGCGACGCACTTGCTCGTTGTCGCGCGTATAAAAGGAGAAGATCGAGAGCAGGGCGAAGTCGGCCTCGGACTGACTGGGGTACTCGTTCTGCCATTCGCCGGAGCACAGTTGATTGAACTTGTCGGCGTTGGCGGCGCGCATCGCCATCTCGATGACCTTTTCATCGGACAGCGGGCCGTCAATCTGGACTAGCTCCGACTTGGCGGCGGGCTGCATCTCGGCGAAGAGGACGTCCAGCAAGGGCTGGTGGTCGATGATCGGGGTCGGGCGGACGACGTCCCCCGTGCAGATCATATACCGCGCTTCGCTGTAGACCTCGACATTGTCGCGGTGCACGCCAGCCGCCACACGACCCTTGACGATGATATGGTAACCGGTGCCTGACGCCGACCGCTCGGTGTAGCTGGCGAAGGCGGTCAGAATCTTCTGATGCCGTTCCCACTGCTCCGCGGTGCATGGCTTCTCGGGCTTGTTGTCTAGGTCGATGATCGTGAAGGGATCCCAGGGAGCCAAGACGAAGCCAATGTGCTTCATGCCAGCTCGACGAGTCTCTTCAAACGTCCCCCAGGTGGCGGGATCGGTCACGCTGGCGAGCTGACCGGTGCGCGGATTACACGGCACCTTGTCAGCCCCGGCGCAAACCCACTGCGGGAGCGCACGAAGCTCTTGCGGAATGTTGTTGAGCATAATTCCCCCTAGACCAATTCGAGCTTAGCCCTGCTCAAGTATTCGTATAGCCGCTGCACGCGGTTTACCGAGGGGTTGTCGACCTGGCCCTTGGAGAACTTCTTCAGCCAGAAATAGTTGACATTGGCGTCAACAGAGAGGCGGATAAGATCCTTCCCCTGCATGAGCGCAATGGTGCGCTGCATAAGCGTGCCTTGCGGCTCGCCCATATCCTTCGGCATTTGGAGTTACCCCTTTAGGTGTGTACCTTCGGCCAATATAAAAAGGTATACGACCGTCGTCAACCTGAATTCGAGGCGCATAAAAAGGTTTGCCTGCGTGCGTCAAGACGTTATAATCGGCGCCAGACAAACCGATTGGAGGGTCGTTATGATCGAGGATAGGGAATACCTGGCCAAGCTGTCCGAATGGCAGGGCGTCGCCAACCATTTGGCCACGCTCAAAGCGCGCGAGATGGAACTGCGCAAGGAACTGTTCGCCTTCGCGTTCCCCAACCCGTTGGAGGGGACCAACAAAGTCGACCTGCCCGAGGGCTGGTTGCTCAAGGGCGTCTACAAGCTGGATCGCTCGGTGGACGAGGCGGCGTTCAACGCGATCAAGGACCAGCTGCGCGCCATCAACGTCAATCCCGACCCGCTGGTGCGCCTCAAGCCCGAGCTCGCCGTGCGCGACTATAAGGCGTTGTCGGACCAGGCTCGCGGTATCATGGACCAGGCCCTGATCATCAAGCCGGGCGCCCCGTCGCTCGAACTGGTCGCCCCCAAGGTTTAATGCGCCCGCCCAGCTGTTAAGGGTGATCGTAATAGGGCGATCACCCATACTGGGCGGAAATAGACAGGAGGCGCCGGATGGCGATCACCATAGTGTCCACACAACAGGCGGCCGCACTTCACGGCATCAAATGCTTGGTCTACGGCAAGGCGGGGTACGGCAAGACCTACCTCACCCGCACGGCCCCGGCGCCTGTCATCATCTCGGCCGAGTCCGGCGTCCTGTCGCTGCGCGACGTCAACCTGCCAATGATCGAGGTTCGCACCGTCGATCAGCTGAACGAGGTTTACCAGTGGGCGCTGGGCTCCGCCGAGGCGCGGCAGTTCGCCACCCTGTATGTGGACTCGATCAGCGAGATTGGCGAAGTCGTTCTGGCCAACGCCAAGAAGCAGGTCAAGGACCCGCGTCAGGCCTACGGCGAGTTGATCGAGAAGATGATGATGACTATCAAGGCGTACCGGGACCTCCCCGGCAAGAACGTCGTGATGGCCGCCAAGCAGGAGCCGATCAAGGACGAGCTCACGGGCATCGTTCAACACGGCCCCAGCATGCCCGGGTCGAAGCTCGGCCCGCAGCTGCCGTACCTGTTCGATGAAGTTTTCCGCCTGGGCGTCGGCAAGACGCCCCAGGGCGCGGAGTACCGCTTTCTGCAGACCCAGCCGGATCTGCAATATGACGCCAAAGATCGCTCGGGCGCTTTGGACCCCGTCGAAAGGCCCGACCTCACCTATATCTTCAACAAGATCATGTCGAAGGGAGCCCAGTAATGGCCCAGTTGAACTTCAACGCCGCGACCGTCCAGCCCGCCGCGGCACTCGATCCCATCCCGTCCGGCTGGTACAACGCGCAGATCGTCGGTTCCGAGATGAAGCCGACCTCCGCCGGCGACGGCGCCTTCCTCGCCCTGGAAATCCAGGTCATGGACGGCCCCTATGCCGGGCGCAAGGTGTACGATCGCCTGAACCTGCAGAACAAAAACCCCGTCGCTGTCGAGATCGCCTACAAGCAGCTCTCGGCGATCTGCCACGCGGTCAACGTGATCCAGGTCCAGGACTCGCAGCAGCTGCACGGTCGTCCGCTGCAGGTCAAGGTCTCGCTGCGCCCCGCCAGCACCGGCGAGGACGGCAAGTCCTATGATGCCAACAACGAGGTGAAGGGTTACAAGGCGATCGAGAACGGCGGCGCGGCGATGCCGGCCGGCGCTCCGCAGGGCGGTGCCCCCGCCTGGGCCGCCCAGCCGACCGCGGCGGCTCCGGCGCCGCAACAGCAGTGGCAGCCCCAACCGCAGCCCCAGCCCGCGACCCCGCCCGCCTGGGGCCAGCCGCCCGCCCCCCAGGCCCAGCCCCAGTGGCAGTCCCCGGTTCAGCAGGCGCCCGCCCCCCAGCCGACCGCGGCCGCTCCGACCCCGCCCTGGGCCGGTCAGCCCGCCGCCCAGCCCCAGCCGGCTCCGGCCCCGCAGGCCGGCCCCACCCCGCCTTGGGCGCAGTCGCAGGGCTAGCAGGATCGGGAGGCGGGTTCGCCCGCCTCCCGTCTTGGCGAAGGGCAGGAACACCCGGTCGTAAGACGCGGTCCTCAGGAGCGCCACCGGCCTGCCCTTCGCCAAGATTAGGAGACCGAAATGCCTGTTGCCAGCAAGACCCTTGCCGCGATTGCCCATGCCATGGAAGCGGATCAGGGCGCCAAGTTCAGGGCGCTACAGCGTATCAACCTGCCGCTCGCGGAGGACGCCTACCGCGAAGACGAGAAGCCGTTCCGCGGTCACCTGGGCGCTTCGCTGCTCGGACGTGAATGCGCTCGGGAAATCTGGTACGGCTTCCACTGGGTGACCAGGCCGCATTTTGAGGGGCGCATGCTCCGCCTCTTTAACCGCGGCCATCTGGAAGAAGCGCGCTTTATCTCGCTGCTGCAGATGATCGGGGCCACCGTGTGGCAACATGACGAGAACGGCAAGCAGTTTCGCATCAAGGGCTACAAAGGTCATTTCGGCGGTTCGCAGGATGGCGTCGCCCAGGGCATTCCAGATATCCCGGACGAACCCTGCTTGGTCGAGTTCAAGACCCACAACGATAAGTCGTTCTTGAAGCTGGCCGGCAAGAGAGTTGAAGATAAGGCAAGCCCTTGGGGCCACCGATGGGAAGGCGGCGAAGGCGTCATGAAGGCGAAATGGGAACATTTCGTGCAGATGCAGATTTACATGGGCTACTGGGGGTTGCGCTGGGCTCTCTATATGGCAGCCAACAAGAACGATGACGATATCTACGCCGAGTTGATCGCCTTCGACCCGGGCCAGTATAACCGGTTCCTTGACCGGGCCGCCTCGATTATCGACGCCGCGGAGCCGCCCCCGCGCATCTCAAACTCGCCCGGCTGGTTCAAGTGCAAGTTCTGCGATCATGCCCCGGTGTGCCATGGCGATCGCCTGCCCGAGATTAATTGCCGCACCTGCGCTGCCTCAAAGGTGCTGGAAGACGGCAAATGGTTCTGCGCTGCCACGGAACAGGAGATCGACGAAGAGTTGCAGTATAAGGCCTGTTCGGGTTATACTCTCAATACGTCGATCAAAGCCAAGGTCTAAGATGCGCCCACGATGGTACCAGGACGAAGCCGTCCAATCCACCTTCACGTACTTCATGAACGGTCGGCAAGGCAATCCGATTGTTGCCTTGCCGACCGGGACTGGGAAGTCCATCGTCATTGGCGACTTCCTGCGGCGCGTGTTCGCCCTCTACTCTGGGCAGCGCACGATGATGTTGACGCACGTGAAGGAGCTGATTGCGCAAAACGCTGACAAGCTTCTGGCGATTTGGCCAACCGCGCCGCTCGGGATTTATTCAGCCGGCTTGAAGAGCCGCCAGCTGAACCATCAAATCACTTTCGCCGGCATTGCGTCGGTCGCCAAGCTCGCCAAAGAGATTGGACACATCGACTTGATTTTGGTTGACGAGTGCCATCTAATTAGCCCCAACGAAGAGACCATGTACCAGCTCCTTATCAAGGGGTTAAAAGAGATCAACCCATACCTTAAGGTCATTGGCTTCACGGCAACGCCTTGGCGGCTGGGCGTTGGACACCTTGTGGACGATGGCATCTTCACGGACGTGTGTTACGACATGACCGGGTTAGAAGCCTTCAATCGGCTGGTCTCGGAAGGATTTCTGTCGCCGCTGGTCCCCAAACGCACTAGCCTGGAGCTCGATACCAGTAAGGTCCATGTTCACGCCGGCGAGTTCAAACAGAACGAATTGCAGCTTGCGGTCGACAAGGAGGAACTGACCTGGGCGGCGTGCAAGGAGATGGTCGAGTTCGGGCATGACCGCTATCGTTGGTTGGTCTTTGCTTCGGGTGTCGAGCACGCCGAACACATAGCCTCCATGCTGGACTCCCTGGGCGTTTCGACGGTCGTTGTTCACTCCAAGATGAAGGAAGACGAGCGAGACCGACGGATCGCCGAATTTAAGTCTGGCAAGTATCGCTGCGCCGTCAACAATAATGTTCTGACCACAGGCTTCGACTTGCCCGACATCGACTTGATTGGCGTGCTTCGCCCGACCAAGTCGACCGTTCTTTGGGTACAGATGCTCGGCCGTGGTACGCGGCCCGTCTACGCCCCAGGCTTCGACTTGGAGACGATCGAGGGTCGCCTTGCGGCAATGGCTGCAGGTCCTAAGCAGAACTGCCTCGTCCTGGACTTCGCCGGCAACACGCGGTCCTTGGGGCCGATCAACGACCCGGTTCTGCCCAAGGCTAAGGGCAAGAAGGGTGGGGGCGAGGCGCCGGTTAAGATCTGCGAGGAATGCGGCACGTACAACCACGCCAGCGTGCGCTACTGCGCCCATTGTGGGCAGGAGTTCCCGCGCGAGCTCAAGATCAAGAAGACCGCCTTCACTGACGAACTCATGAAGGGGACCATCGAGCTACCCCAGGTTGAGACGTTCCAGGTCGACCGTGTGGTTTACGCCGAGCATCAGAAAGAGGGTCGCCCGCCAACGTTGCAGGTCAGCTATTTCTGCGGGCTGCGCATGTTCAAGGAATGGGTGTGTTTGGAGCATGAGGGCTTCCCGAAGCACAAGGCGCGTGATTGGTGGCGCGAGCGGTTGCTTCAGCCCGATCCACCCGACACGATCGCCGAGGCGCTGGAGTCGCTCAACCAGCTGCGCACGCCGACCCATATTCGAGTTTGGATCAACAAGAAGTATCCGGAGGTAATGGCCCATGCCTATGACGGGGAGTTCGGAGCTTGAGCTCATTCGCGCGTACCAAAAGGTGCTGGTCGAGCGAGGGCTCCTGATCACATGCCTAAATTGTGAGCATTTCATCGGCAAGAAGACGTGCTCGAAATTCAATGCCGATCCGCCGGCGGAGACCATCCTTTATGGCTGCCCTGCCTGGGATCAACAGATTCCGTTCTAAGACGAGGTATTGCGAAATAGGTATTGACCTGAAGACTGCTCCGGGCTAAGATTGGTTTATCAAGAGGGGCGAGAGCCCAGACAGCCGAGGAGAAGACCGATGACCGAGCAGACCAACACCTACAAGCAGAAGTCCTCCGCCGTTCGTGCCGCCAAGAAGGCGCTGGAGACGGCCCCCGAGGGCGCCACCTACGTGATCGACGGCGAAGAGGGTGCCTACACCTTCAAGCTCGTCATGGACAGCGCCGTCGAGCCGACCCTGGCTCACGACCCGGCCGAGACCATGAAGGAGCCCGACACCATCAGCGCCGCCCTCGATCTGAACTCGCAGGGTCCGGTGGACGACGTCACGCAGGAGATCGTCGTGACCGAGGTGTCGGAGAACAAGGGTCCTGCCCGTCCCTTCGACTACCTGCCCGAGGGCGAGGAGCTGATCGTCAAGCTGACCGAGCTGGCCAACACGGACGAAGACGCCATCCGCAAGATCGCGGACGACGCCGGCGTCCCCTTCAGCGAGCTGCGCGCCATGACGATCTCGACCGCGGTGGAACACCTGGCCAAGATCATCGGCGATGACCGCGCCGCCTGGAACCACGACTTCGGCGGCAAGAAGGCCCCGGCCGAGCGCAAGCCCAGCCAGGCCCGCGACAAGACCCACGCCAGCACGGTCGAGAAGCCCTGCAAGCTGGTCTGGGACATCGCCGAGGGCATGTTCGCCCAGAACCCGAACGCCAAGCGCAAGGACGTCCTGAAGGCGGCCGAGGATGCTGGTGTGGCCTTCTACACCGCCCGCACCCAGTATCAGCAGTGGCTCGCCGCCACCGAGGCGTTGGCCAAGAAGTAAGGCATCAATATTCTTGATGACCTTGACGAAACAAAACCTTAGGATCGTCTATATCAACGGGGGGGGGCGGCGGATTGGCTGTCCGTCCCTAGCGATCCACCAGAGCCCTCGCTAGGGCGGGAGAGACCGATGACCGAGAAGAATGAGACCAAGACCGAAACCAAGGTCGAGAAGGCCCCGAAGGTGACCCAGAACGGCGTCACCCGTCCGAAGGACGGGACCAAGACCGCCGTCGTCTGGGAGGTGGCCGACGCCATCAGCGCCAACCAGGGCAAGCCCGCGCGCCGCAAGGACGTGATTGAGGAGTGCATGAAGCGCGAGATGAGCGCCGCGACCGCCGCGACCCAGTACGGCCGCTGGCGCAAGTTCCACGGCCTGAAGGGCTCCGACGAGCCGGCCGAGCAGACCCAGACCCCCGCCGCCGGCGAGACCCCCGCTGCCAAGTGCGAGGACATCCAGGTCGAGGGCGAGCCCCAGCAGGGCTAAGCACCACCGGCTGTCTGGGTGCAGGAAGGGCGGGCCTTAGTGGCCCGCCCTTTTCGTTTGCGGAGTGTTCTTCTTTAAGGTTGTCCAGCTACTGCGATCTTCCTATAATGGGGTATTCCAAATTAGGGAGGGTCGAGTGCGAAACAGCCAGCTGGTGGAGTCCAAGGCCAGCCGATCGGACGGCGCCCTTGATGTCCACGGTATCTTCCATACCATTCAGGGCGAGGGTCCGTTCAGCGGGCATCGGGCCGTGTTCGTGCGCTTGGCCGGCTGCAACTTGCAGTGCCCGGGATGCGATACGGACTACACCTCTTTCCGCCGCTTTCTGTCGCCGGAAGAGGTGTTGGAGAACGTGCGCTGCTGGGAACCAACCGAGCAGAATACCAATCTTGGACGTCGGCCCATCGTCGTCCTGACGGGCGGGGAGCCATTCCGCCAGGATATTGTGCCGACGGTCAGGCTGTTGGTTTTGCACGGGTATCGCGTGCAGATTGAGACCAATGGTACCCTGTTCCGTGATGACCTCCCTTGGGGGCCGGTGACGATCGTCTGCAGCCCCAAGTCGGGCAAACTGAACCCCCAGCTCGTCCCACGCATCGACGCCCTCAAGTACGTGATCGAGGCCGGCAACGTCGCCGTAGACGGCCTGCCCCTCAACGTGCTTGGGGGGCCGATCGGCAAGGTGGCACGCCCTCCCGCCAACTTCAAGGGCACCATTTACGTCCAGCCGATGGACGCCCATGACGCCGAAGCCAACGCCCGCAACATGCAGGCCGCGGTCGCCAGCGTCATGGAACACAATTACCGTTTGTGCATCCAGACCCACAAGATTGCAGGAGTTGAATGATGGAAAAGAAAGCTTTGGTCATCCTTTCGGGTGGCCAGGACTCGACCACGTGCCTGTTCTGGGCGTGCGAGGCCTTTGAGGAGGTCCACGCCGTCACCTATAACTACGGTCAGCGTCACGCGCGTGAGATCAAGGCGGCTAAGACCGTTTTCCAGATGGCGCAGAATACCTGCGGCTCGGCGCTGGTCGCGTCCCACACCATCTTGGACGTCGGCCCGATCCTGGAAGGCTCGTCGCCGCTGGTCAGCCGCAATGAGCTGGAGCAGTACAACGACATGTACGCCCTGCCGGGCGGTCTGGAGAAGACCTTCGTCCCCGGCCGCAATCTGCTGTTCCTGACGCTGGCGGCGAACAAGGCTTACGCCCTGGGCGCCCTCAACATCGTCACCGGTGTGTGCCAGGAAGACTTCGGCGGCTACCCCGACTGCCGGCAGATCTTCATCGACGCCGCGGCGT